AGGAGTCGGAGGACGGGGACTCCACCATGAGCCTCCTCGAGGTGGCAGCCGTCCACGAGTTCGGCGCGGGCCACGTGCCGCAACGCAGCTTCATTCGCGCGACGGTGGACCTCCACGCGGAGGAGATCCGACGCCTTCAACAGGGGCTCGGGTTGCAGATCATCCGGGGCGAGATCGATCACACCACCGCCCTCGAGCGCCTGGGCATCAAGGTGGTGGCGTGGGTGCAGAACCGCATTGCGGCGGGCATCGACCCGCCCAACGCGGACAGCACCATCGCGCGCAAGGGAAGCTCCAAGCCCCTCATCAACACGGGCCAGCTTCGTTCGAGCATCACCCACCGCGTCTATCGGGAGGGGTGATGGACTTCGAGACGATCGAACCCGCCCTCTGCACCCTCGTGGCCTCCGCCACGGGTGTGGAGTCGTCGTGCGTGCTCTTCGAGAACGCGCCGCGCGTGCGCCACAACGGCCAGCTTGCGCTCCTCTCGTGGGTGAGCACGGGCAACGTGGGCGGCGCGACGGACGAAGAGCGTTGGGCCTACGTGTCCAACGCGGACCCGCTCCAAGAGATGCGCGTTACGCTCACCGGCCCGCGCGAGCTCCGCCTCCAGGTCTCCGTGGAGACCCTCGACCAACGCCCCGGTTACACCGCGCGAGTTCTCGCAGAACGCGCCCGCGCCCGCTTCGCCGCGCCCTCTGCGCGCGCCGCGCTGGAGGCCGTGGGCCTCGCGTTCGTGCGCGCCACCGAGGTGACCCGCGCGGACTACCGCGTGGACGGCCGGGTGGTGCCGCGCTCGCTCTTCGAAGTGCAGATGAACGGCGCGGCCTCCTTCGAGGACACCGACGCGCGCACCTCCTACATCGCCACCGTGGGCGTGACGGCCACCGTCAAGCGCCCCGATGGCAGCACCGTTTCCCCCTCCTCACTCCAGCCCACGACGGGTGACGCATGAGCCTCGCGGACATCTTCAACGTGTCGGTCTCCAGCACCTCGCGCACCCCTTCGCGCGCCGGGTTCGGGACCATCCTCTTCCTCTGCTATCACACGGCCTGGACCGGGCGCGTGCGCTCGTACACGAGCCTCACGGGCATGGTGTCCGACGGGCTCACCAGCACCACGCCCGCCTATCAGATGGCCAGCGCCGCCTTCTCGCAGAACCCGCGCCCGGTGCGCGTGAAGGTGGGGCGCCGCGCGACCGCCTTCTCGAAGACGCTCCGCCTCACGCCCTCGACGCCGGCGGCGGCGGAGGTGTTCTCGCTCAACGTGAACGGCACCGCGGTGAGCATCACGGCGGACGGCACGCCCACGGTGGCGGAGGTGTGCACCGCGCTCGCCACGGCGGTGGCCGCCCTCTCGGGCGTGGGCGCGTCGGGCTCCTCGGGCACCCACGTGGACGTTACGGCGGACACAAACGGCGCCCTCATCGGCCTCGACTCGCTCTCCGCCAACCTCACGGTCAAGGACGTGACCGCGGACCCGGGCGTCGCGGCCGACTTGAACGCCGTGCTCGCGGCGGACGGCGATTTCTACATGGTGTGCCTCGATTCGAACTCCGCCGCGGAGATCGCCGCCGCCGCCGCGTGGGCGGAGGCCAACGGGAAGCTCCTCGTGGTGCAGAGCAGCGACTCCGCCACGCTGGACGGGGCTAGCACCACCGACGTGTTCGCGGAGCTCGAGACCGCGGCTTACGGGCGCACGGTGAGCTTCTATCACCCGAGCATCGCGCGCTCCACCTCGTGGATCGCCGCGGCCATGGCGGGCTCGCGCGCGCCCATCACGCCGGGCTCCGATACGTGGGCGTTCAAGACGCTCGCGGGCGTGGCCGTTACGACGCTCACGGACACGCAAGCCGCGGCGCTCGAGGCGAAGAACGCGAACTGGTACCAGGCCCTCGCGGACGTGAACGTCACCTACAACGGCAAGGTCGCCGCGGGCGAATGGGCGGACGTGGTGCGCTTCCTCGACCGCGTCCGCGCGCGCCAGCGTGAAGGCCTCTTCGCGCTGAACCTCTCGGGCCAGAAGACGCCCTTCACGGACGCCGGCGTGTCGAAGGTGCGCGCGTTCCTCTCAGCGGACATCAAAGCGGGCCAGCGCGATGGAGGCTTCGACCCCGACGCCGCGCCCGTCATCGACGTGCCCGCGGTGGCGGACGTGTCCGACGCGAACCGCGCCGCGCGTCACCTCCCCGGCGTGACGTGGTCCATGCGCCTCGCAGGCGCGATTCACAGCATGGAAGTGAGCGGCACGGCCACGCCGTGAGCGCGAGGAGCTCTCAATGAAGACGCATGATCCCCGCTCCGTAGACGTGCTCGTCGCGGGCCAGAACATCAACTCGGGGCTCGCGCCGGACGGGGACTTCGTCTCGGCGGAGCCCATGGGCCCGGACTTCGAGATGGTCCAGGGCATCGACGGTGAGGCCGCGAGGGTCGCGAAGTACGGCTCGAAGACGGGTAAGGCCGTCGTGCGCGTGCTCCACACCAGCGACGGCAACACCACGCTGTCCGCCCTTCGCCTCCTCGACACCGGCAACCCCAACGGCGGGGGCCTCGGGCCCTTCGCCATTCTCGACCGCTCGGGGGGCCTCATCGTCGAAGCGGAGTCGTGTTGCGTCGAAGGCGTTCCGAAGGTCGCGCGCGGTGGCTCGGTGGGCGTGGTGGAGTGGACCCTCCTCCTCTCCAACTGCACCTGGACCGTCAACGGCAACCCCGCGGTCTGACGAAGGAGGAGGACGATGCGCGAACCGGAGAGCACCGAAATTGACGGCGTCACCTACGTGGTGCGACCGCTCCCCGCGTCGAAGGGAATCGACCTCACGCTCCGCCTGGGGCGCATCCTCGGGCCGACGCTCGCGGAGGTGACGAAGCTCGCGGGCGCTTCGAAGGAGGACGTGAAGGGCAAGGGCGCGTCCATCATCGGCCGCGCCGCGGCGGAGCTCTTCGAGCGCGCGACGACGGACCAGCTCAAGGCCGTGTGGCTCCCGCTCGCGGAGGTGACGCACGTGGAGCTCGAGGGCGGCAAGAAGCCCAAGCTCTCCGACGTGTTCGAAGTGCACTTCTGCGGGCGCCTCGACCTCTTCGTGCGGTGGCTCACCTTCGCGCTGGAGGTGAACCTCCGCCCTTTGGCCGCGATGCTCGGGAGCGAGAAGTAACGCCACGGAGGAGGACCTCCTCCTCCCCGAGCGTGCCTCTCGTCCTCCCCGAGCGCATCCCGTGGGCGCTCCACCGCGTGGCCACCTCGAAGCGGTACACGGACAGCCTCCACACCGTCTCCACGAAGTGGGGCGTTGCGGAGCTCCTCGACGCGTGCCGCGTGCTGGACGCGCTGGCGGACGCGGAGGCGGAGCTCGCGGACATCGCGCGGGAGAAGTGACCTATGAGCGACGCACTAAGGCAGGTTTTCGCGGAGTTCGGCATCGCCTGGGAAGGGAGCGCCCTCGAGCGCGGCTCCCACCAGGTGGACGGGATGATCGATCGCGCGCAACGCCTCGCGGGCGTGCTCGCGGGCTCACAGGTGTTGGGTGCCATCTTCGAGTTTGCGAACGCCTTCGAAGAGACGGCGGGCCAGCTCGAGGACACCGCGGATGCGATGGGCACCACCACCGACGAGTTGCAGGAACTGCAACGAGCGGGCATCGGTGCAGGCCTCTCGGCGGAGGCCACGTCCGCCGCCCTCTCGCACCTCCAGCAAGCGAGCGCCGACGCGGCGCGCGGGGCGAAGGGTCCGGCGGATGCGTTCCGCGCGCTCGGTGTCCAGCTCAAGGACTCCGACGGACAGGTCCGCTCCACCGCGGACGTGATGGACGACTTGTCGCACAACTTCGCGGGCATCACGGACCCGGCGCGCCGCGCGCAGCTCGCTCAGGACCTCTTCGGGCGGAGCGGCGCGCGCATGGCCAACATCCTCCACGAGGGGGAAGGCGGGCTCGCGGCGCTGCGCGCGGAGATGGCGGAGCTTGGGGGCGGCACGCTCCCCGAGGCCGTGGAAGCGGCCGGCGCGTACGGTGATGCGATGGACCGCCAGCGGGTGGCGTCGCAGAGCCTCCGCTCCGTGATCGCGGTCCAGCTCCTCCCGGCCCTCACGTGGCTCACGACGCAGGGCACGAAGACCACCGCGTGGCTGGTGAAGATGACCCGCGACACCAACACCGTGCGCACCGCCATGGTCGCGTTGGGTGTGGCCGGGGCCATCGCGGGCACGCGCTTTCTGGCCTCGTGGGGGCCGACGCTGTTGCAGTTCGCGCGCGTGGCCGCGGTGGTGGCCGTCGTCGCGCTCGCGGTGGATGACCTCATCACCCTCATCGACGGCGGGGACAGCGCCATCGGGCGCTTCCTCGATTCGATGGGCGGCGCGGGGACCAGCGCGCGCTTCGTCACGGAGTTGAAGCTGGCGTGGGAGGGCGTCCAGCTCGTGGTTCACGACGCGGGCGCGGCCCTCGAGGACTTCGGTGTCCAGGCGGGCACCGTGCTGGACAGCGCGAGCGAGAAGTGGCGCGCGTTCACGACGGGCGCGCGCGAGATGATGGACGCCGCGATGGCCGCGATTCGTTCCGCGCTCGAGGCCGTGGGCGTGCCCGTCGATGCCATCGCGCGGCGCGTGGAGAGCGTGCTCGGTGCGGCGCGGCGCTTCGCAGGGCGCGCGGTGGACCTCGCGGTGCAAGACATCACCCCCGCGTCCTCCTCCACCAACGGTTCCACGAGCTTCTTGGGGGACCTGGTGAACCCGCGCACCATCATGGACGAATGGCGCGGCGTCTTCGGGGGCGGCGCGCTCGCGGGGGCCGCGCCCGCGATAGCCTCGCAGACACCCGGCGCGCGCGCGCAGAACGTCACCCACGACAACCGCACCACGAACACGGTGAACGTCGCCGGCGTGAGTGACCCGCGCGCCGCGGCGGCGGAGGCCGTGCGCCTCCTCGAAGCGCGCGACCGCGCGCGCAACGACGCAGCGCACCCCACCAACGCGAACGAGTAGGAGGAGGACCTCGTGGCGACCTTGCTCGAATGGACCGACCCGAGCGGCGCGACCGTCGCGGTGGAGCTGGACCTCACGTCCACCGAGGCGTGGGAGCTCGCGGCGGAGGTGACGGACCACCCTGTGGAGGAGGGCGCCGCGGTGTCCGACCACATCCGGCCGGGCCTCGACACGCTCACTCTGGAGGGGTGGGTGGCGCTCGCGCCCCTCGTGGTGCCGCGCGTGGACCCCTCGGGGCTCACGGGCTCGGTGCGCGCCACGACGGTGCGCGCGGGCGGCGTGGATCGCACCTTCACCGTGCTGGCGTGGGATCGTGAGGTGGACCGGCGGCGCGTCATGGACGAGCTCTTTCGCGCGCTCACCGCCGCGGGCACGCTCGTGTCTGTGACTACGTCGCTCCGCTCGGTGTCAGACCTCGCGGTGACGCGTTACCGCGTGGACCGTTCGAAGGACACGTCCGGCGTGCTCGCGGTGACCCTCGACCTTCGCCGCGTGCGCAAGGTGGCCACCTCGCGCGTGACCGTCACCACGCCCGCACAGCGACGGGGCCAGCGCGCGGGCCAGCGCGGCGCACAACCGGCCCGCGCCACCGACCGGCGCTCCACCCTCGCCCGCGCCCTCGACAGCGCGAGGAGCATCCTCCCGTGATCGAAGTACCTTGCACCCCGGCGGGCGCTTCGAGGTGGACGCAGCGCACCACGCTGGCCTCGCGGGACTACCTGTTGACCTTCGAGTGGAGCCAACGTGACGGCGGGTGGCGCCTCACCGTGGAGGACCAGGACGGCGTGGCCAGCACCTCGGGGCGGAGGCTCTCGACGGGTTACCCCGTGCTCCGCGGCGTGCTGGACGCGCGGCGCCCGCCCGGTGACCTCGTGGTGGTGGACACGCTGGCCAGCGACACGCGCGCGCCCGAGGACCCGTCCTTCGTGAGCCTCGGGGCCCGTCACACGCTGGTCTATCTCGACCCCGGGGAGCTCGGGTAATGGAGCTCTTCGGCCGCGCGTGGAGGGTTCAGGTGGGCACGTTGGCTCTTGGCCAGTTGGACGTGGAGTTCAAGGTGAAGCGCACCTTGAGGGCCCGCGCGGGGACGTGCGAGCTCACCGTCTACAACTTGAGCGAGGCCCACCGCGCAGAGCTTCGAGGCCTTCGCCGCGCGTTGGTGCAGATCGAAGCCGGTTACGCCGGCGGGCTCACGATGCTGTTTCGCGGGGACTCGCGGAAGGTGGTCGTGGCGCGCGAGGGGACGGATTGGCTCTGCACCGTCACGGGCGGCGATGGGGAGTACGCTCTCCAGACGGCGCGCGTGTCGCGCTCGTTCAGCGCCGGGGCCCGTGTCGAAGAGGTGGTGGGTGCGTGCGCGGACGCGCTCGGGATCGGGCGCGGCAACCTCCCCGAGGCCCTCCAGGGCGCGACCCTCGGACGCGTCGGCGCGACCTTCGCGGAGGGGACCGTGGTGCACGGCTCCGCCGCGGCGGAGCTCGCGCGCGTGCTCGCCACCGCGGGCTTCGAGTGGAGCATTCAGGACGGCGTCCTCCAGCTCCTCCCCGTGGGGCGCGCGCTGCAACGCACGGCGGTGGTGCTCTCCCCGGACACGGGCCTCGTGGGCTCCCCCGAGGTGGGCAAGTCGCGCACGGTGAAGGCCGTCGGGCTCATTCAGCCGGACCTCATGCCGGGGCGCCTGGTGGACCTTCGAAGCGCCGTAGTCTCTGGCCTCTATCGGGTGGAGGAGGTGGAGTTCACGGGCTCCACGCGCTCCTCCGATTGGTACGCCAACCTCACGTTGAAGGAGCGCCCGCAATGAGCTTCGGACCGCGCCCCATCGACCCGGACCTCCAAGACCTTCTCGTGGCCCACCTCGAGCGGTACGAGCTCCAACACCGAGGGCCGCAACCCGGGCGCGTCGAGAGCTACGACGCGGACGCACAGACGGCGAACATCCTCCCCCTCCTCAACTTCCCCGTCCCCCAGGGCGATGGGACCGTGGTGTGGGAGGAGTGCCCGGTGGTGCCCTCGGTGCCCGTGGTGTGGCCGCGCGTCGGTTCGTGGTTCTTCGCGGGCACCCTCCAGCCCGGGGACACCGTCCTCCTCCTCCCGCTCGAGGGCTCCGCGGGCGCGTGGCGCGCGGGCGATGGCGCACCCCAGGACCCCGACGACTTGCGGCGCCACCACCTCGCGAACTGCGTCGCGCTCCCCGGCCTCTACGTGCGCTCGCGCGCGCTCGCTCGCGCGCCGCGCGCCACGGGCACGGACGGCGCGCTCACCAGCTCGGACGCCGCGCTGGTCCTCGGGAGCGACGCCGGCGCCGCGCGCATCACGTTCCGCCCCAACGGCGCGGTGGAGATCGCACAGGGGGACGCGGTCGTTGTGGTCGTTGACCCCGATGGAACCGTGCACCTCGGGGGCGTGGCCGGGGACTTCGTGGCGCTGGCGGCGCTCGTGGACGCGCGGCTCTCGACGGTGCGCGCAGCGTTCAACGCGCACACCCACGCGGTCACGGGCGCGAGCGCCACGGGCGGCGCGGTGACGGGCACCGCCGTGGCCACCACGGGCTCCATAGCCTCGCTCGCCTCGACCGCGGCCACGAAGGCGAAGGCGACGTAGCTACCGCCCCGCGTCCGCGGTGCTCTCGCACCGAGGAAGGCCCGCCGCGCCGCGGGTGCAGAACCACGAGCTCCCGCCGCACAGGAGGTTGCAGTCCGCGGTGCGAGCGCACACCGGACCCCAGGCGCCGGCGGTGCAGACCCGCGCATCAACGCCAGGCGCGGGACACGCGGCGCGCGCGCTCACACACCGGCTCTCGACGCAGCAATACACCGCCGGATCACTCGCGGTGGTGCGGCACGCTCGCTCACAGTCTGCGTCCGCGGTGCACGGCCCGAGGCACGCGGCCGGATCGGGGCCGCTCGTGTCCTCGGGTACGTCCTCGGGGGCCGCATCGCTCGAGGCGTCGGCCACGTTGCACACGCACACCGGCGACTCGCCGACGCAGCGCCACACGCCCGAGGCCGCGCCGCACGCGCACCCTCCTCCCGCGATGGCCGCGCACGTTCCCTCTTCGGGCGGCGCGTCGGTGGGCGTGCCCGAGGACACAGCGGGACCGCACGCCACGAGGAGCACCACGAGGAGGACCAGACGGAGGAGGAGCATCGGGGCGGAGGATACGGCGGAGCCCGCGCGCACGTCACGCGCTCCGTGGAGAGGTTGCGAGGGTGCGCGCCGTTGAATCTCGCACGCGCGCCCGCGCACGCTCCGCCCGTGCGAGACCTCGCCCTCGACCCGCTCACCGGCCGGATGCTCCTCGCGGGCGGGCGTGCGCGCCTCACCGAGCCGGGCGCGGAGGCCGTGGGCCAGCGCCTCCGGTTCCGCCTGTCGCTGTGGCAGGGCGAATACGTTTTGGACCGCGCGGTGGGCATTCCCGCCCTGTCGGTGATCCTCGCGAAAGGGCGCACCGCGCTCGCGGAGGCACTCCTCCGCCGCGCAATCGCGACGTGTCCCGGCGTCGCCTCGCTCCGTTCCTTCTCCCTCGACCTGGACCGCGCCACGCGCGCCAGCTCGGTGGCCTTCGACGCGCGCACCCTCGACGGTGAGCCGGTCTCCCTCGAAGCGTTCCGGGTGACGCCTTGACCGCGGGCCTCTCGAGCACGGGCTTCACCGCGAAGACGGCGGTGGAGATCGCCGACGAGATCGCGGCGACGCAGCGCGCGACCATCGATCCGACGTTGGACACCTCCGCGGAGTCGGTGGTGGGCAACCTCAACGCGGTGACGGCCACGAAGCTCCGCGAGCTCTGGGAGCTGGCGGAGCTCGTGTACGGCGCGCGCTCCCCGCGCAACGCTTCGTTCTCGGCGCTGGATGACCTCTGCGCCATCACCGGCACCACGCGCGCGCCCGCCACCAAGGGCACCGTCTCTCTGCGCCTCACCGTCGCCGCCGGGCGCACGATCCCCACGGGCTCGGTGGCCCACGTGGCGGGCGACACCACCAACAGGTGGGTGACGCTCGCGGACGCGGTCAACAGCACGGGCTCCTCCGCGCAAATCACCGTCGCCGCGGAGGCGGAGACCGCGGGCGTGTTCCTCGCATACGCGGGCACGCTCACCACCATTG